GGCGTTGGCGCTGACATGAAACGAATACTGGAGCAGCAAAGACTTGAAGAGGAGCGAACAAGCGGGGAAGTGGCTGAGGATGACGAGCCTATGTCTGACGCGCAAAAAGCTTTGATATACGGCGGTAGTCCATTTGGTGGAATGGCTCTAGCCAGACGAGAAGAGAAAGACAGAACTCAAAGGCCAGAGGGTACGTTTGCAGAAGAGCGCATCAGTAAAGAAGCTCAGATTAATATGAGAGCTATAGAAGCGATTCAGACCAAGCAGGCTGAGTTGCAAGAGTACATTGCCACTCATGACACAACAGACCCAGCCGTAAAGAAAGAGGTTCGTAGGCGTGAGTCACAGCTATCAGAGCTTAATACCAGACTAAGCCAGTTCAATCAGCCTGAAAAGAAAGGGGGAAGCGATGCAACAGTGGTTGATACAGACGCAGCGGAACAGGCTGAACCAACAACTGAAGCAGCAGCAGTGGCGACACCTGATTCTAGCGAAGAGACATCACAGCAAGTAGCAGATCGTTACATACAAGAGGCTAGGGCTGCCCGTGAGGCTGGCCTTATGAGCAAGGAAGAGCTTGCCAAGAAAGAAGCCCTTGGTGCTGCTCTGATACAGCTTGGCGCTGGCATTGCTAAGGGTGACCTAGCAGAGGGTCTGTCTAAGGCAGGCGTTGCCGCACAGGATGTGCGTGAAAAGGCCCGTGACAGGGCTTTACGGGCTAGGTACTACGATTCTCTTTCAGACAGCTCTAGCAGAACAAGCATGAGCCTTGAGCAAAAGAGAATTATCGAAAGTGCTGAAGAATTACTGAAAGGCGCTCAGGGGCCAGATGGCAAGCCTCTTTTTGTTGGTAGTCCAGAATACGCAGCCCGAAAGAGACAACTTGTAATTAAACTGGCTGAACAACAAGGCATTGACATGACTTCCGCTCTTGCTGTTGTCGAAGATCCTACTGCCAGCGCGGTAGAGGCGGCTACAGCAAGTCCAGCAACTTCTCGCTATGTGATCAACTAGTAATGCCAGATTACACTCTGACAGACACCGTTACCGGCGAAACTATTAGTGTAACCGGCGATTCTCCTCCAACGCCTCAAGATGCTGAGGAGCTTTTTCAGGCTTATTACGAGAGAGAGAGAACCGCCTCTGGTCAAGCCTTTGAGACTGCCAAGGGTGTAGGTCGCGGTTTTGCCAATGCGTTCTTGTCTGCTGGCGAAGGTCTTGCAGAGCTTGCGGATGCAGGCACTAACGCAGTAGGCCTTGAGGACTTAATAGATAGCGGCGAAGAGAATGACTTGGTTCGCGCTGCAAGAGAAGGCCGTGCTGCAATAGAAGAGTCTATGGGGGCTGATGCAGCCTATAGAGATCAATGGCTTACCAAGTTTGGCGAAGGTGTTGGCTCGTTTGCATCGTTCTTCACCCCCACCGCAGCGGTGCGGCTTGCTGGTCTGGCTGGCAAGGGCATACAGGCAAGCAGAGCGGTTCAGGCTGGTGAGCTAGGAGCCGCTGGCATACTAGCGGCAGGCACAGGCGCTGGTGATCAAGCACAAAGAATACAAGCTGCCCGTGACGCAGGTCTTGATGTCTCTGAGGGGCAGGAAGACGCTGCTATTGTCGGCGGCACTATGGTGGGCCTGTCAGAGCTTGCTACGCCTGTAAGGCTTTTGCGCAGGCTTAGAGGCCTAGAAGCGGGTGATCAGCTACCTTCTGGCATCAGTCAACGTCTTAGGTCAGCCCTGATGTCAGGTACGGTTGAGGGCGTTCAGGAAGTAACCGCAAGTCTGTTGCAAGACGCTGTTGAGAAGGGCGTATACAACGAGGCTCTGGAGGTTGGCGGTGGCAACCTGATGGATGACTTCACCGTTGGCGGTGCTGTCGGTGCAGGTGCTGACTTAGTCTTGAACGCTGTAGCTGGAAGGCGCAACAAAGATGCCTTCAAGTCCTCAGAAGAAGCAGAGAGAAAGAAAAGAGAAGACCTAGAAGATGCCCAGAACCAAAGGCAGGCAAACCTACCCAAAGACCTTGCAGAACAAGCTCGTATAGACGCTCAGTCTAATCTAGACGTAAAGGCTGCCGCTGAGGCCCGTAGGCAGGCTGCTGGAGCAGAGATAGATCCCGCTCAGATAGCTCCACCCACAGGCAGGGCGCTCACAACCAAGTTAAAGACTCCTGCAAGAATAGTTAACATATCTGATGCATCAGGCCAGACCTTCCAAGCAGAAGAAAAGACCAGAATAAGAAACAAAGGCAAGCCTACAGAGCAGGTCACAACCTTTGTTGAGGTTCCCGGTGGCGGCGAGGTGATTACCTCCGTGAATGGTGTGCCTCAGCAGACAGGCTTGCAGATCACCACTGTCGCAGAGCCTACCGCAGGCATTCAAAGGCGATACCCAAAGCAGCCAATGCTTGCCTATGCTCAACAGATACGCCAGACAATGGGCGACAGTTTCCCGTCAGCAGACAACTCATTCACGGTCAACCTGCCGCAAGAGTTTGGCGGTGCTTTAGGAGACACCACGCAGCTAGATGAGACTGGCGCTCCCGTCTTTACTGTACAAGACAGTTCTGGTCAGCAGTTCGGCATACCACTCAACAACTCAGAAGATGCCTTCGCTCTTGCTGGGTTTCTTAATGACGAAATCATCAACGACAACGTCTTTTCTGCCGGTGATGCAGTTATCTCTACATCCCCAGAAGCGTATGACACAGATCAAGCTTCTACACTTCAGTCCTACAACTTCGCTGTAAACCACCCCGACTCCAACACCTATACATCTGTTGCCGTAGATAGCGCGGCAGAGACCACACAAGACCGTGGCTTTGATGAGGTTGCTGATGTCAAAACACTGGTAGAAAACCGTGTAGGGCCGTCCAAGATGACCGCCTCTCAGCGCATCAATGCGAAGCGTCTGCGTAAGGGTCTGCCAGTAACAAACAACTTCACCATTGAAGAAGTCAGAAGCGTACTGAAAGAAGACCAGCTATATAACCTTACCGATACACGGGTAAATGGTCTTCCAGAGACAGAAACGTACAAGGCTGATCTCAGTAAAGCTGGCAACCCTATTATCAGGAGCAGCGCAGGCGAGGTGCTTCAGGGCAGACCTCTGACCGTCCTAGAGAAAGACGCTGAAATCAAAGCAAACCCCAAGAAGAAGCCGCCTAAGCTGGTTAAGTTCAAGACCGAGGCTGATGCTAGGGTTTATGCCAACCAACTAAACAACGCCACTGGCAAGGCTGCCGTCGAAAAAGGCGTTATGCGTAACGTCGATGGCAACTTCCAAGAGATGCAGTCGCTGTTAGAAGCAAAGAACATAACCTCCAAAGTGGGATCTCCAGAGGTCAAGTACCTTGCGTCTAGAATTCTTGGCAAGAAGACGATCAAGTCGGTAAACGACCTGTCTGTTGCTGAGGCTAGGCTGCTATATCAACGTCTTAGATCACTGCCACGATTTGACAAGCCCACCAAGCTGCCCACATTCAAGCTGCCCAAGTACACAGGGGCGCAGTTCCGTGCTGCTGTCCAAGCCCTGCAAGAAAGCCCAGATGCAGGCGAAATAGTCTTAGCTAACGCCACAGGTATAAACATAGCGACCAAAAGTGGCGCTGAGTCTATGCAGGAGTTGCGTAAGGACATTGCCAAACAGGGTGTGGAGCCGGTTGCTCCAGTTGAGTCTGTGGTGGAGCAGCAACAAGAAACACTCGCTCTGCCTGCGCCATCAGTAGACGTTGACCGATTACGCTCTGCAATCAAGAAGGTTATGACAGGGTTTGGTTTGAAGGACGTTGGCCTAAGCCTAGATTATGCGCTTAGGACGGCAGTTAAAGATCCTGATGGCAACCTTGTTTACGGCATAAGGCCTAGACAGGGCGGCGATATAGATGCAGATGTCATTGGTGGTGAGGCCGCTTTAGCTAGAGAAGCCAAGACCCAGCTTGTTCGGTCTGATCAGGCAGACCCAGAGGACAGAGCAGAGGCTTACTACGACCCAAGAATAAATACTATTTTCTTGTCAATAGACAAAGCTATGCAGGGTAAGACCCTGACAGATGCTCAGGTAGAAGCAGAATTACTGGCTCTTCTAGATCACGAAATGATCCATGCCATGCGTAAGCTGGATCTGTTCACCAACAAAGAATGGAATCTTCTCTCAAGGGCAGCAAGCAAGAAGATACACCCCACCAAAGACAGAGATGGCAAGCCACAGACATTCCTCAAATGGGCACAAAACAACTACGATGACTTAAGCCCAGTAGATCAGGCAGAAGAATCTGTTGCTGAGTTAGTCAGGCGAGCAAGAGAAGACAGTAAACTCTTACAGGGCAAGCCAAGATCCCTTGTAGAGCGCATAGCTAGGTTCTTTAGGAACATGGTCTCAGCCCTTAGAGGCGAGCAATTCAATACCTTCAGCGAGGTTATCGGCGGCATAGGCTCAGGCACCATAGGTGGCAGGCAGAGAGGCGAGATAAGAACCTTTGCCCAAACAGAGAAGGTCGTATCTAGAACCCTAGCCAAACCGCCCCCCGGCACAGTCATCACTACCGGCGAAGAGGCAGAACGTGCCGCGCAGGCAGGTCAAACCATTGCTGACTTTGAAGAATCCGAGATAGCTGATAACGCTCAAGATGTTAAGGCGGCAGAAGAGGTCAACTTTTCTCGCCGTCCTAAGCCGATGAAAGAGCCAGTAAATGTAGTAAAGGCATACAAGCTTTTTAACTACAAAGACGGGCAGATTTACCCGCTGTTTGTTGAAGGTGCTACGCCAATTCCTACTGGAGAGTGGATAAAGGCAACAGACCCAAGAACGGAAGGAGCCAAAGGGTTTTTCATGGGGGCAAATGGAAAGCCCTATGTAAAAGCAACAACTGGCGGCAGGGTCAATGTAAGCCCGGAAGAGGCCCAAAGATTGGCTGACCTTGGTGTTATTAAAAACCCGGATGTTAAAGCGATACAAGGCGTGGCGTTTAGACCGGGATTTCATTCCGGCGATTTACCTATGGCTCCGCACATAGGCGGCAAGACCAGCAAGAAGCTTTCTAGGCCAGACTTTAGAAAAGACGATCAGGTATGGGCAGAAATAGAAGTACCCGCCGACTTTGACTGGCAAACGATAGCTAACGCCAACGCCAGAACTAAAGCTAATGGCGAGCTAGACGTAACCACGGCTGACATAACGGATCAAATGCCGGAAAACGGCTACTACCGTTACAAGACTAATCCCAATATGTTTGAAAATTGGATGATTAGTGGCGGTATCAAAGTCACAAAGATCCTTACAGACAAAGAATCTAGAGCCATATCAGAGGCTGCTGGCGTATCTGACCTTCCAAGGCGCGAAGGCTATGTAGATCCAGTAGAGCGAGACTTTGGTGAGTCTCCAGCTTTCTCCAGAAACATATCAAGCCTTGGAGGCGACAATGTACGATCCCAACGCGGAAGAGACGGAAGAGGACGCGATCAGGCACGAGGCGTTGCGCCGACAGAAGATCAGGGTGCAAGCAGAACGCCGCTCGAAGGAGCGCCGATCAGGGCAGGGGCCACGGGGCCAGACCCAGCAGTCAATGCCGCAGCAGAGCGATATGCAGAGACCTATGGCATCCCGCTTGCCAGACAATCGGAATATGTAAGGGTAGACCCAGAGAGAGCCACTCGGATAGCGCAGGCTTATGAGGAGATGGCTGATGATCCCACTGATCCTAATGTTAGGGATGCTTATGAGGATCTGGCTAGGCAAACACGCAACCAATACGATGCCTTGATTGACGAAGGTTTTGAGTTTGATTTCTATGATTCAGACACAGACCCTTATGACGGCAACCCGTACAACGCAATGCGGGACTTGCGCGGCAACAAACGCATGTCCGTCTATGGCACTTATGACGGCTACGGCACCTTAGATGACTTCTATAACGATATAGGCGATCCAAACAGGGTTATGTTGCGTGACACAGGGTTGCGATGGAAAGATCAGCTAGGTCGAAAGCAAATAGTCACCAACAACGACTTATTCAGGGCTGTACATGACGCATTTGGTCACGGCATAGAAGGTGCTGGATTCCGCGCTCGCGGTGAGGAAAATGCATGGCAGGCACACGCCAAACTATTCACTGGCCCAGCGTTACAGGCACTTACGTCTGAGACTAGGGGGCAGAATAGCTGGCTGAACTACGGCCCATATGGCGAGCAAAACCAAGGCGCTGGTGTACTAGACACCGTCTTTGCTGACCAGAAGATGGGCTTGATGCCTGAGTGGACATCCCGTGAAGGCAGGGACGGCTTTGAAGAATCACCTATGTTCTCTAGGCGAGCCGCTGAACAGGGCGGTATAGAGGGTAATGTAAGTACCCGATACCCCACAGCCGCCAGATCAAAAGAAGACCCTCTTGAAGACTTACTAGTCAATGACTACGAAACCTTTCTTGCTGACGGCAAGGTCTTTGGCAAGAACATGGAGCTTATCAAAGACGCTAACCTCTATCCGATACTACAGAAATCAAAAGACCTAAGATCAGATAAACAAAAAGCAGAGGCGTTTGTTGAGCTTGTTAAGAATAATCTGCTCAATATATATGACAGGGTTCCGGCTGATACCCGTAATAACTCGAAGGTTTGGTACAAAGGCGCAAACGCTTTAGTCCGTAGATTTGCAGAACGTCACAACTTAACCATGCAACAAGCTGCTGCTGTTGCAGCCAACCTGTCTCCGCAAAAGGACTGGTATCAAAACGCCTCGCTCGCAGAGAGAACTATTGATACGTTCTTTGATCACGCAGGGCAGCCTTTTACTCCTGAGATGAAAGCTCGCGCCGAAGAAATATTCTTTCATGATGGTATAAGCGCCAAGGGTCAAGCCAGAAATCGTGAGATGCTTACTCTGATAGGCTCTAGCTCCCTTGATCAAGTACTGGATAAATTCAATGAGCCGGGGCAAGGTGAGCAGCTAGGCGCTATGTGGATCAGGACTTTTGACCAGACCTATAACGACCCTAGCTACAGGATTGTATCCCCTGACGGCAGACTTCTCGACTACGCAAAGAATTCTGACGGTAGCAACTCTAAGGTGGCTTGGGGATCTCTAACTGAGATAGCCAAGTCAATCAAAGCCCTAAGAGAAACTGACATTGACGCTATATCTGCATCGCTTGGTTCGGCAAACAAAGTCAGAAACTTTTACAACAACATATTCGATCCAGACTCGGATCTTGGCTATGTAACCATAGACACCCATGCCGTTGCGGCAGGGCTTCTTAAACCTCTTGGCGGCAGTGCATTTGAGGTTTCTCACAATTTTGGAACGAAGGGTTCATCGTCAAGCATTACGGGCCTAAACGGCGTGTACTCAATCTACGAGGAAGCCTACCGCCGTGCTGCTAACGAGCGCGGTGTTTTACCTAGAGAGATGCAGTCCATTACATGGGAAGCGGTCAGAGGCCTCTTCCGACCAGAGTACAAGTCTCAAAACAGTAATGTGGAAGTTGTAGACAGTATATGGAAGCAGTATAATAAAAAGCAGATAACGCTGGATCAGGCTAGAGAGGCCATCTATGAACATGCAGGACAAATCAAGCCGCCCGACTGGGAACGATCTGACGGAGGGATACCTGAAGGCGACCAAGCAGCCACTTACGAGAGAAAACTATCTGATGGCGGCGTACCCAGACCGAGACCCGACTCAGCCTCTAGGCGCAGAGGAAGAGGCGATGCTGCCAGACCGATACCGACTGAAGACGTAGGGCTTCCATTCAACCTGCTTGATAAATACAAGCGCAAAGAAGTAATAGGTCAGAGTGAAGTTGACCGTGTTGTAGCCGACAATCTACAAATAGCAGAGAATCGTCCCGCAGGCACGGTGCCACGATTTAATCCCGGCGCAGATCCATATGCACAAGCTGTAGCAGCCGACCCAGACAAAGGCCAAGAGCTTTCAGATAGTGAAATGCCTGCTTTCTCTAGGTCTAACTCACCACAGGTCAATCCTGCTGCTCAAGCTGCAATAGATAATGTTGTTGCAGACCTACCCACAAACACCCCCGGACAGACCTACCTCAACGTCTTAGACCAAGGGCCGATAGCCAAGTGGTTGACCAAGGCTAAACAGGCAGCAGTCAATAGGTATGCCCAGCTAGAAAACTACCAAGGCATGCTTGGCAACTTGCTTGCTGACTCATCGTCCTTGGCTGCCGCTTTGAACGCTGACAGGGCTAACGCGATAACCGCAGCCGCTCTTCAGTACGGTGTCCCTGTGTACACAGGTGGCATGACTAAGATAGCGGATTTCAACCACATCAATAGCCGTGGCGAGACCAGAAAGATTGGTGGCCTTATAGACCTGATGTCTATGCTGTACACCAAGGAGCATGGGTCTCTTGAGCAAATGGCTCAGGCATACTCAATAGCTAAGAGATCCGAGCGTTTGCGAGCAAAAGGCATAGCCGTACCGGGAACCCCGGCAGATCATGCAGCTAACATTGCAACCGCAGAGTCTTTCTTGGATGAGAATGGCAACTCAATAGTCAAGGACTGGTATGACGCTTGGCAGGACTACAACGGCTACACCGTTCAGTTTCTCAAAGATACGGGTGTTGTTGATGCAGAGACCGCAGAGATGTGGCAAGACCAGTCAGACTATGTGCCTTTCTATCGTCAAGTAGAAGGTGCCGACACCCCAAACGCGCCGAACATCTTTGGCGGCCTGACTGCAAGCGCAGACCTAAAGGCAATCAAAGGCAGCGAAAAAGAAGTTAACGTGCCGCTCTTGGAAGCAATATCCATGAACCTGAACGCAGCGATTAGCATGGGCATGAAGAATGTTGCCCAGCAACGCATTGTCAGGGACATGAGAAACATTGGTTTAGCAAGAGAGGTCAAGCCCGGACAGAACACTACAGGCGAGGCTGTTGTCACCTTCAAGGTCAACGGCAATAGACGTAAGTTCATTATTGATGACCCGTTAATATATGAGTCGTTGACTGTTGAGCCTGCCGGTGGGGTAGAGCGTGAAGTTTCTAAGATACTGGGTTTCCCATCCCGTTTTTTACGAGAGATGGTTACACGGGAGCCGGGGTTTGTTATTGCAAACATGCTGCGTGATTCGTTGTCTGCGTTTGTTACCTCTGGATCTAGCTTTGTGCCAATAGTTGACACTGTCTTTGGTTACGCTGAAGGCATGGAGAAGCTTGAAAGGACAGGTGTTGTAGGCGGTTATGACTACAAGAATGACCCAGAAAACATTGGCGAGTACGCAGGAAAGATACTTCAAACTCGCAACAAGAACGTAGATCAAAGAGGGCTTCTTAGTAAACTCTTTATCGGCGGTTGGGATTTTCTTGGTCAGGCGACAACCCGTTCAGACGCTGCTACTAGAAACGCTGTTTACAACGATGTATTAGCTCGTACAGGTAATGAAGCAGAGGCCAGCTATCAAGCGATGGAGGTGTTGAACTTTGGTCGCCGTGGCAGCAGTCCTGTTATGCGATTGGTTACAGCAACGATTCCTTTCTTGAACGCTAGGATACAAGGCTTAGATGTCCTTGCACGGGCCGGTACAGGTAAAAGCTCTGCCAATAGAGACCTTTCACGCTCTCAGGCAGCCATGAGCTTTATCGCCAGAGGATCTTTGATAGCTGCTAGTACAGCCATTTACTACACAATGGTTAGTGATGATGAGCAGTACAAAGAGCAGACCGAAGAAGTAAAAGACAACTATTGGCTAATACCCACGCCGTCTGGTGTGCCAGTCAGAATACCAATCCCGTTTGAGGTTGGCCTTATCTTCAAGACGCTGCCTGAGCGGATCATTGATTCTTACAACGAAGGCACAACTGCCAGAGAGGCGCAGCAATCAATAGGCCGAGCAGTGTTTGGTACGCTTGGCGTTCAACCCCCGCAGGCAATAACCCCGATCATGGAGGCGTACATGAACTACGACCTCTACACGGGTAGACCTGTAACTCCCGTATTTATAGATTCATCATTGCCGCCAGAGCTTCAAGAGCTTGCCTCTACAACAGAGGTTGCCAAGAACATGGCAAAGGTCTTGGGCATAAGCCCGATCAAACTAGATCATTTGATGAAAGGCTACGGCGGCACAATTGGATCTTATTTCTTGGGTGCCGTTGACTATGGCTTGAGAGGCACCACCCTGCAAGGAGACAACAGAGCGGTGCTTGCTGGAACCGATGTCTCTCAGTATCCGGTCATACGAAGGTTCTTTGCTAGTGAGTTTGGTGGCGGTAACAAAGAAGACTTCTACGAGATGTGGGACTACATCAAGCGTACCGAGAATGCAGCCAAGCTGCTGCAAGACCAAGGTAGGTTTGATGAGCTTGAGAGTTTCTTGGTAAATAAAAAGCAGTTCATAGGTCTGAGGAAGCAGCTACAGCCTACAGCCAGTGCGCTTGCAGATCTCAGGAAGCAGCGTAGAACCTTATTGAAGTCTGACCTGACGGCAGATCAGAAGCAGGAGCAGATGAGGTTTATCAATACTCAAGAGCAGTACTACCTGAGCATCGTCCCGCAGCTAGAAAGATACATAGAACTACCCACGGCAACAGAGACTATAGCTAACAGGATATCCAACCTTCTCTAGGAGAGTCCTCTTGCTTTGCGGCGGTTTTTACGGATATTTTGCAACACCTTGAAAGACAAACCTCTGTCTGGTTTTTCCCAAGGTTCCCAGTCTTCTTTGTACTTTCTTTTACCAAACGGCACTTGTTCGATCTCGCCGCCACTTGCCAGAAACTCTTCAACACTTTCCTTTGTTTCTTCGTCGCTCATCGTCTTCTTCTGCCGACTTTTGATCCGTAAAGACCTTTGTTTGTGTGGTTGTAGAACTCAGACTTAGCGCCTATTTGGTTGTCTACGTTGCCAGATATTGTTCTGGTTTGTCCGTAGGGTATCGACTTAACACGCCCACCCCTTGCTAAGAACTGTTCAACAGTCTCTTTAGCCACCCGACATCTCCTCTAGTTGTTGTGCCGTTTCGTGCGGCTCATTGTGGTCATGAGTCCTGACTACCCGTCTCTCTAGTATTGTGGGAACTCTGAGCCATGTGCCGCCGTTATCTGCCGCTATCTTCTCGGCCTCTTCTCTGGTGTCGGCCTCTATCTCTGCGTACTTACACAGTATTTCGTGCGTCACTATGTGGAACTTGGGCATTAATCATTCACCAGTAATTATTAAAGTATCGACAAGATGTAAGCCAGAACCCATACAGCGGCGGCAATGCCAACACCCAATAGTATTCCGGTCTTAGTCTCATCATCCATGCAGTCATCCTGAAAGCCCCGCCTTCGACCTCACGGACGGGAACGTGATAAGGAGAGCGCGGGGGCAAAGGATAAACACCCGCACCTTGGTCTAAACAGTCCCGCCGTCTGACCCACCGGACGGGGCGGTGTTGGAAGGGTGTGATGATCCCTTTGGTCAATCCTAATTCTAGCGTGACAGTTGACGCAGTTGGTAGTTGACTGCCCTATAGTCATGAGCCTGTGAGCTACGCTTCACCACGCCTATTTCACTGGTTAAGGACACATGCTTCCTTAATGGAGAAGACTGACGCTGTCACTCGCCTGCCTTGTCTCTCTCACAGTTCAAAAATCCTTAAACCGGATGATGTTGTAATAGACAACAGGCTCCATATCCTGACTGTCGTTACGATCTACCCGACCACCAAACCCTACACTGTCGGGGTCTTTGCTCAGGTTTATCCAACCGGCATTGTCTTTCCATTTCACAATCAATAGGCACTCTACACCCGTTGCGTCTGTTAATGCCCTAGCAGCCATGACCTTCGATACAGATATCATGTATGTAGGGTAGGTGTCCTTGTCAACCTTGCGACATTTAATCTCAGCAAACAAGGAGATGCTGTTACCCTGCATGAAGCTAATATCTATTGGATACTTCACAGGGTTCCTGACCCAAGTCATGCCGTGCTTTTCTGCAAACACATCTGCAACATGCTTCTCGTACTCAACGTCTTGGTCTGTCTCGTATGTAGGCCTCATGACGGTGGCACCCTAAAGTCCATATCAGCAGCGGTGTTGATCAGGTTATCTATTAACCGTGAGTATGTTGCTGTGTTGGTCTCTCCGCTGCGAGTCACTGGCCTACGGCGCATACCGAACTTGGTCTCAACCTCAACGCTGCCGAAGGTCATGCAGAGCATCTCCTCATGCATCTCATCAGGTGTCATGCCGCAGTGATCCGCAAACGCTGCACACCACTTACGGTAATACCCCTCTTGGTTGCGGCTCCTGCCCTTCTGCAAGGGCTTTAGTTCAATGACCAAGCCCTTCTTGCAGCGCATGAACAAATCCATAATCTCGGCGCTACGGTTAGGCACTAGGGCGCATATCGGCCCCAGTGCTTCACCGACACCAGAACCTTTGATATCAAGACGCATCGGCAAGCTTATGATCACTAGGATGCACCAACAGGTCTTTGTGCATATCGACTAACTGATCAATGATGTCCTCGACCCGCTCAATGGACTCTTGCAAGTCATTTGCGTTGCTGTTCAGGATCTGATCTTCAGTCATCTGCCTCAAAGCGTCTTTGTAGCTGCGATGGTAGCTCTTGCTTGCCCAGTTACTACCAACATGCTTCTGCACAATCCAGTTGAAACGATCTGTGGTGATACGAGTTTTCTCGTCAATCTCTATCATCAAACCCATGCGACCTCCTAAAACGGTATATCTTCGTCTAGCCCATCGTCCATGCCGCCGAAGTCAGATTGTGGCTCAACCTGCTTTGGCTTTGGTTTGTAAACCTCCGTGCTGAGGTACTTGTACTCTCGCCCAGTATCCTTGGCGACACGGTTCCACATAGCGATATCAACCTTGAGCTTAAACTCTGGGTCTGGGTTCGCTTGGTTATCCTTTGCCATCTCCAACAACAACTTAAGCTGGTCTCTCGACACATAGATATGACCTCGCATATCTGGATGCTTGTCGTTCTTCTTGTCGTGCATCCACAACCCACCTTCACCCTTGGGATATTGACTATCCATTTTCAGACTCCTTCTTCTTTAGTTCGTCTTGCTTGGCTTTCATAACGTCAGCCAATCGTTTGTAAGATTCGGGGTACTCAGCCTGTAGCTTGTCCACCGCTTTCTTATTTCCGTCCCAGATACTGCGTAGACCCTTCTTGGTCTCTACCAGCCCATTCACTGTTTCGATCAACCGATCTACCCAGTGGTCTGCACCTTCCTGCGTGTCGGTAAAAAAGAAGTCCTCATCGTCAGCCTCTGGCTCTGGTTCTGGCTTCTTTGCAGCAGGCTTCTTGGCAACCGGCTTTTGCACAACAGGCTTGTCTTCTTTTTCCTCTTCTGTGGAATCATCCCATGTGTCTTCAGGCTGAACCTGCCCTTGGAAGATATGAAACCCTAGACCGAACATCGCAATGGTCTTAACCAAGCAGCGCATCTTTGTGTCGCTGACATCACGGGCGTTGGGGTTAGGTATAGCCTTGTTCTTGTAGTCCATGACCGGCAACCACATGTGCCGTGCATGACCTGCGATAGCTACTGTGCAGTGAACTGTTTGCGAGCCATCAGCATGAACCTCGTTCTCCCCGAACTCGTAATGAGCGGTAGGGTAATGGCTCATAAGCAGCCGCCAAGCCTCGTTCCAAGCCAGATAGGTCAACCCGTTTTTCTTCTTTGCAAACTCGCTGCATTTCACTGGGTAAAGGGTGGCCCAGATATCGCCTAGCGATACGTCATTTTCCATGTTGCACTCCTGCTATGGATTAGTTTTGTGAACTGAATGGGTCTTTACTGAACCCCGTTAATTTATTTCTGTAGTGCCGCTTTGGTACGTCGTAATGCTCCTCAAGCGCAGCTTCTAGTAGGTTAGAAATCTCAATCGGCTCAAGCTGGTAGAACTGACTCATTGGAAACCCAAAGAGAAAGCCCTTGGCCCAAGTAAACGAGGCCTGATCGCCCTTAATCGCCATCTGTAGCGCAGGAATCTGCGTTATCTGGAACACGGCAACCATCTTTTCGTAGGTTGGCTTGTCAGACTCAATCATCATCCAAGCCCTCAATCTTGGTGATCTTTTCGTGGAGAAAACTCTCACACCAATTCAGTAACTCATAGACCGCCTCAGACACTGTGTCTGGCTCTATCGGCTCGACTACCACCGTTAGCTGACGGTTATCACTATTGTAAGTCGCCTCCAACTTCACTTCTCCTTTTTCTGTTTCCAACTCAAGACTCCATTTGAAATTGATCACACCACCTCGCTACACGGCACCAGTCCTGCGAACATCGGGTTGACTCACCAAGCCTCTCCTCTATCGCATGGCCTGTGCCAAGTGGTTCGATGTAGGCCTCAGCCTCTTCTCTTGTTGTCAGGACGCGCACAGCCCGTTTACGGCCTTTTTTGAGTACTGCATAGGTAGTTGGCTTCTCCCATCTCTCAGCGGCTGTACAGGCCGGTAGATCGCTGCCACTGACCAGATAATCGTACTCAGCCTCTTGATGAAGCCTTACCCGTTCTCGTATGTACTTGTCGGCATCGTCCTCTGACCACAGGGGTATCTCAACAATATGTACTGGCGACTTGGGGTAATCTTCCTCCATCTGAGCCTTACGCCTCTGCCAATCACGCAGTATTGCAATGATCCTTAGCCCTTTGACTGGTAAATCTTTAGACCAGCGAACAAGCCAAGCATATGCGTTCAGTTGATTGTGCCACTCAGTCTTGTCATGAATGACAGACCACACTGATGTGACCTTGTAATCGCTGATCAGTACGCCATCGTCATGCACTTCCTGCAAATCGACAGCACCACTAATCGTCCAACCCCTGACCTCGGCGTACATGCGTTCCTCTGATATCACGTTGGCATGCTCATTGTTGGCTACCGCCTTCTCAAACATGCCGTGAACAGATGTGCCGAACCGAGACCACAGGAAATCCACGACATCCTGCTCTATCCGGTGTTCGTTATTGCGCTGCAAGATCGCTACACGGGGGCTGTCGATCAGGCTTGTAACAGACCTGTTTGACTTGCCCTTGGTGTAATCATCTTGAAGCAATGCATCGACAACGACATCAGGGAGGTTGAACTGGTTAGTAATCTTCATCGTATTTCGTACTGCCCGTATACCAGCAGGCTATCGCTGTTGATATCGTCTCCTTCCAGCTTACCTTCTCGCTCCATCCTAGCGATGCGTTCTCGCCATGAGCGATATTTATTAATACCCTTAGCCAACAGGCCGATATCACTTTGAATGTGGTGGAGCAGCGTTGTTTGCACCTCTTTTGCCCACCAATCTTTCGATCCAAGCTGATCGACATCCGTCCTTACAAAGTAGTCAACGAGTTCTTTCTCACAGACATTGAGCTTGCGATGAACTTCTGCCACCGCCTTCTCGTATTCCGCAATCCATTCTTCATCAGTCATTATTGTTCATCAACTTTGTGCATGGAAACGCGAGAGTACCCGCCCTTTTCCTTCTTGCAGTTGGTGACTTTGTAGGTAAACGGGCAGTCTTTACCATGCATAATTCTGATCTGGCTGACGTAGTTGTTTACACAACTCACAACCCGAACCTTGCCAAGGCCTTCGTAGTCATAAGGCACATCAAAATGCTGACCGGCTTTCAACGCTGTTATGGTCTCCATAACCTCAATCCTCAACAGAGATATTTTTGAGGGTGGCTTGGGACTATCTTCGATCTTGAACATATTGCACTCCTGCGTTTGTTCTTTAGGTAACTCGGTAAACCCGTAAACCGTATTGTCCTGCCCCACGGCTTGGATCAGGGTATTTTCTGACAGAAAATGTCGAATCCGGTTCCACACTGCTTTTAACATCGTTTTGCATTCTCCGTATTGCTGACCTGATGGCGTTGGTTTTCGCTTTGCGATGCGCCTCGCTCTCAGTCGGGACAAAAAAGGATTGATCAATCCTCATCTGTTCCACAATCTTTTTGAAGTTTGCTGGCAGGCTTTCTCCTGCCCCCATACGGTTGTCCTTGGGTAGTGGGACATTGTCCTCCAAGACCAATAAATCTTCGTTGTTGTTCGTCATAGTTGATAGAACCTTCGTCTTCCAATTCGGTTAAAAATGATTTGAGTTTAGCCATGTGTCCAGTGTGTATGTTAGAGTGAGTACCGAATCTAGCATATGGAGTAAACATTGACAACAGTACAGTTCACAATTTATGGTGAGCCAGCATCAAAAGCAAATAGCCGAAAACTTGTGACGATTCGCGGCAGGCCTGCGTTCATCAAAAGCAAGAAGGCTAGGGACTATGTAGACACGTTTGCCAAGCAATGCCCTGTGCTGCCAGAACTGCTGGAGGGGGATTTGTCGGTGACTATGACTATCTACTATGCGACGAGAAGGCCTGATCTTGATGAGTCAGTAATCTTAGATTGTATGCAGGACAAGATTTACAAGAACGATAGGCAGGTGAAACAGAAACACATCTACTGGGGGTTAGACCGTGATCAGCCGAGAGCAGAAATCTGCGTGGAAGAAGCGCGAGAGAAAACTTAAGAGAAGAATTTTCATTCAAACCGTAAAAGATATCGACTCAGATTCCTCAAGAGATAGAATCAGTGCCATCCGATATTTTGCAGATGAGACAATCGCTATGCCGCTCAATGCAAACCCTGACTTTAGGCAGCAAGCTTTGGCTGCTGCTCGGTTGCAGGGTGTTGAAAGAAAGAGGGCGGTGATGGATCTTCTGGAGGGGGTGATAAAACCGGCTAGGAATATTCCTGTTGAGGAAGATTCCTAATTATTTAAGGAATGTTCCAAGCTGGGCATATTCCTAAGACCACCTGACGGTGGATTTTAACCACAGCAAAAGCAGGAGTGCAAATGCTAAATAAAGAAGACTTGGATTCGATCCTAGTCCAATACACCGAGAACGCTCGTATACCTTGCCCAGTATGCAGTGAAACAAGAAAGAAGAAGGGCATGAAATCAATGACTGTAACGATGGACGGGAACACAACCCTGTATCACTGCCATCATTGCGGTTTAGCTGGCAAAACAGACCATCCAGACTACCGTCCACAGGCACCCAAAGTCAGGGCGATATCCGTTCCCAAGACCACCGATAAAGATTTGATCAGTAAATGCTTGTCAGATAGAGGCATAGACCCGTCTGTCGTTGACAGGTATCCAGTCGTTAGCGGCACAAAGTTCTACCACAACAACGGTGAGCAGCCGTCTATCGGTTTTGTCTACGGCAACAAAGAAGCCGTGAAGTGGCGTAGCGTCGAGGGTAAAGCGTTTACACAAGACGGTGCTGCCCGAACCCTGTGGGGTGCAGAGCAGGTGCCAGATGATGCAACCACACTGGTCATTGTCGAGGGTGAAATGGATTTGCTGGCATGCGCTACGGCTGGCATAGATTCCTGCGTCAGCGTACCCAACGGTGCGCCACAGAAGGTAAGCACAAAAGAATTAAACCCAGAAGACGATAACAAGTTCGCCTACATCTGGGCGGCAAAGGATTTGATTGAGCGGGTGGACAGGATTGTTCTAGCTGCTGACGGTGACGATGCTGGGTTCGCATTGGCTGAGGAGTTGGCTAGGCGTATCGGCAGAGCCAAGTGCTGGTCTGTCGAGTGGCCTGATGGGTGCAAGGACGCAAACGATGTTTTGCTGAAGCTTGGGCCAGAGGCATTGGCACTGGCAATTGACAGGGCGGCAGCTATGCCGTTGGAGGGTGTGTACTCAGCGGATGACTATGCTTTGGATATTGCTCACCTGTACGACAACGGCTTGGTGGGCGGGATGTCTACAGGGATACCGTCTGTCGATAGGCTGTTCACAGTGGTGCCGGGGCAATTGTCTGTTGTTACCGGACTGCCGGGATCTGGCAAGTCTGAGTTTATTGACCAGATAATGGTTAATCTGGCACAAAGCGAGGGCTGGAGGTTTGCTGTCGCAAGCTTTGAGAACCCGCCGCCTCTGCACATCGCTAAGTTATCGGAGAAGTTTGTCGGCAAGCCGTTCTTTGACGGGATGCCAAACCGCATGAGCAGGGTTGAGTCTGTCAGTGCCATGAACTGGGTCAACGATCACTTCCTGTTCTTGGAGCAGCGTGGGGGTGAGGCAACCACAATCGACAGTATTCTAGACCGTGCTAGGCAAGCTGTTATGAGGCTGGGCATACGAGGCTTGGTCATCGATCCGTACAACTACATCTCGCAGAGCAGGTCGCTAGACAATGAGCATCAGGGCATCAATGAGATGCTGACTAGGCTTGTTGCGTTTGCTAGAGCTAATCAGATTCACATTTGGTTTATCGCTCACCCAGCCAAGATGCCAACCAACCCAGACGGCACAACGGCGGTGCCAAAGGGGATGAACATCTCTGGTAGCGCCAGCTTCTTTGCCAAGGCAGACCTTGGGATCACCGTACACCTTAGCCCTGAGAAGGCTACTGAGATACATGTCTGGAAGGTCAGGTTCAAATGGATAGGCACTACGGGCGGCACCGTCTTGGACTATGACATACCCACAGGCCGGTACAGCGAAATCAGCTATGACGATCTGCCAGATCCGTTCTCGCCGCCAAGGGTGAAAGACTTTAACGAGACCGACGATGAGTGGGACGTTGAAATCTAAGGTTAACGACATCGGCACGGCGGCACTCCACCGCCGCCATGTCATTGCCTTGGAGGAGTCTGATAGCGGTATAGGCCGCGCCCGTGTTGCTGACCAGATGTTCATTGATCATTTACTGCTCAAACGGTATATCACGATCAAGCATCATCAAGCTGCCGAGAGAATACTTTCGCAAGCTGTTCAGGCAGGCGTTTACCTCAAGAGTCCAGACATGACCGCTACGCACACTGGTGGGCATCGGGGAAATCGCAACGAACAAATCCTGATGCTCAGTCGCACGTTCAAAAGAATTGCAGAAGAGTTCGGGGAGCATGCAGCCTCTCTGACCTACCTGATGATAGTAGAGGACAAGCCAACCGACTCGCTGGCTGACATAGAGACTCTGACAACCGTCCTAGATTCGGTTTAGCAACCACAAGCAACTTACGCACATTCGCGTAGAAAAACGCAGAAGTTGGTAGCTAATAACTGGCTATCAAAAAACCCCGCAAAGCCTTATTCCACATAGCACCTATAGGTGTGTTGTAGATACCTTTGGTCTTACTGACTGAGCAGGAATACATAAATATTCTTATCACCGACAGAAATGTTTTTGTGACCCTTGGTGTATTTTCTGTCCGGCTTGGGGGTGGGCTATCAAAAACAGCCTGTAGGCACTAACACCGCTGGTCACCTATAGCCGTGTTGTAAGTACCCGTCGTTACGTTACCAGCGTCGCTTCCAATAGCGGTGTTGTGTGTGCCAGTGGTGATGCAAAACACAGTTGTAGGTGGGCTATCAAAAACCGTGAGGCAGGATGACTAACACGATACTGGAACTCATCCCAGATTTTGGGCGCAAGACGTACCTGTTTGGTGTCGAGCTATCGAAATGTTGTTTTCATATGGGAGTTGTAAAGGATGCAGGACGCAAACTTTTTTACTTATTGATTGGTCAATAAACTAGGGGGGGTTCCCCCTAACCAAGCAGGGGATGCTTGGCAGGGGGTGGGTCGTGCAGGAGTTCAGTGATTAGAACCTAATAGACTCCAGTGGTCAACTATGGACAGTCTGGGCAGAACGGTAACATTCGGCCCTCTTCGTCCTCATCTTCGTACATCTCAGCGCCACACGCATCGCAGTACTCTGCGTCATACTCGTATGGGTTGTGAAACGAACTGTCTGGTCGATCACACATCAATGCATCTCCTCTGGTGGGCAGGTGCATTCCTCTGACTGCTCAACCAGCCAGTCGCTGTACTCGCTGGCAGCCTCTACGCAGATCAGCGCGGCCTCTGCTGGAGAACTGACCTTGTAGGTAAGCATAACCATGCCAATGATTCTGGCGATCTCCCATGCCCCCTCTAATTCATCGGGCAGGGCTTCGTGAAGCGCGATGCTCACCTTCTCAAACTTCTCTTGATTATCCATACTATTTGCCCTCCACGGCGGTCTCTACAAGTTTGATGTAATCCATAAGCTCCTCACTATTCTCAAAGTAAGGTGTGCCGTTGGTGAAGTAATTCACATCACCTGTACCTGCCCAGTACCGCAGGTCATTGAGGTAATTTTCCAAAAGCTCTTGCTCAACCGAAGGTGTGCGGTTGCTGTAAACAAACCAAACCGGAACAAACCACAACGCGATCATTGCGGGGAATGCGATCACGGGCGTTAACCCGAACCCACTGCCGAATGAATACTCGTATCCCAGCAGCGCCATAAGTGCAGACAAAGCAGCGCATACCACTGCCAGCGTTAACGTAATCTCAAATCTCATATCACTATTCTCCAAAAAATAAGTAATGGGCTGCCAAGCTTTAGAGGTCGCATCTCAGTCGCTCACTCAGGGGTTGGCCTTCCCCCTGAGCGCCCTGCACCAATCGCTACCATCCACCAGTCGTACAGGGTGACCAGTGGGCGCATGGTTTCAATACACCATGTCAATTCTCCAGTTGTGGCGCGGATTGCACCGTAGTGACCACCAAGGTAGGCACTACACTGAAATCAGCGTGAGCAGTTTTTCTCGTCATACTCAGGACGCATCGTGCAAGTTTTACATCGTGGCTAGGATGGTTCGCGGCTACTGCCGCTGTTATGTAACCCGTATCACCTCACCGAAGGGTTCGCACCCAGCGAATAAAGGCTCACGGTCTGTCGTTGCCCAGATCACCGGATAGTCTGGATCACTGAAGTCATGCCAGCCGTCTGGCCCAACGTCACCCCAGCCATCGGTGAAGTAGATCATCGCGCATGGCTCCAAGCCCTCACGCGCAACGTAGTTGAACGGTGGGTTGAACGCCGTGCCGCCGGTCTCAGGAATCCTGAGCGTTAGCTCCTCATGCCGATCAAACTCCTCGACGCCGCAGAGGACATGGTGGCAGTAGATCACCACAGTCTTAATAGGGTTGATCTCATCGATGATGTCCTGCACATGGCCCGCAATAGCGTCTAGCTCGTCTTGGCCCATTGATCCGCTGGTGTCTACCGACACAACAAGCTCGCCGTTAGGCTCACGCTCCTGCGTCGGCAAGATCATGCCCTGCGAGAGCAGTCGGCGCTCTGGTCGAGCAAAGGTGTGCTCAGTCAGAACGTAGTCAGAGAACGCATCTTTAAGATGCTCGAACCAAGGGACAGGGTCACCGGATACGCCACTGATGATCTGGTCAACAGCAGCGCCACGGCCCTCACCTTTGCCCTTGATTTTATCCTGAGCCTTTGCAGCCTCAAATATCTGACTGGTGATCTCACGCTGCACAGAAGCTTTCTGATCAGCAGACATTGCGGTGCCGTCATTGTTGGTGCCTTCCCAGACCTCACCCCAAGGCGCGTCAGGGTCAGCAGGGCCGTCGCCGTCACCAGAGGTGCCAGTGTCGCCAGCATCGCCGGTATCGCCGTCAGAGCCGCCCTCAGAGCCACTGTCGCCCTGATCAGGGGTATCCCCATCGGCAGCGCCATCGCCTGAGTCATCATCGTCAGCGCCACCGTTGCCGGTGCTGGGCTTGTCGGCCTCAGTGCTGCGCTGGCTTTCGAGGATGGTGTACACCTGTTCAGCAGACTTGCCAATGTAGTCGGTGCTGTACAGGCCATCGTGAACCTCAAAGCCCTCACGCACTAGCGCGTAGTTGATGGCGTAGTCAGCAGCCTCATTCCAAAGCTTGTGATCACGGCTGCCCTTACGCAGGTGATGGAACCCATCAACATGCATAATCTCATGAGCCAGTACGGTCATGATGAACTTGTAGCCGTGGATGTTGTGCTGCTCAGGCACCCACTTCTCGTTGAAGTAGATAGCCTTGCCGTCGGTTGCCATCGTCGAGGTTTTGGTTGTAGGCACCAGCAGTAGCTGATGCAGTCGGAAGCCAAAGTATGGAAACTCGCGCAGCATGCGTCGTCGAGCTTTCAACATAATGTTTAACGCGGACATAATTATTTCTCCGTTAATCCCAAAGGCCGGTGAGGTTATCGACAATCGACTTGGCCTTGTTGGCAACAGCCTGACGCTCAGTTGATGAGTCGCGCAGCCGCTGAGGATCTAGGCCGTTAAGCTGAGACAGGATAGCGTTGCTTGCCTGCGCCAGCTTGGGGTCGCCGGTAATGTTGAGTGAAGGTAGAACCTGAGCAAGCTTCTCGATGTTCTCGACAGTGGTATCTGCAAACTTGCTTGCACGTTTGGCACCAGCAGGCTTGCTACCGTGCCGCTCAAGGCCGTCAACCAAAGACTGCAAGGTGTCGATGACACGCTCATGCACAGACTCAGCGGCAGACTCGACGCGCTTGTTGATGTCGGACTCGGCCTGAGCCTTGATCTTGGCGATCTTGTCGGCAGGCAGGTTGACCCTGATATCACCGGAGTCGGGCATGGCGCGTAGTATGTAGCTGAACTGGTAACTGCCAGCGACAAACTCAGCACTGGGTAGCTCTGAGATATCGAAGGAATCACCAAGGTCTTTTTTGGCACGCTTCAAGATGTTGGGCCATTCGGTAATGACCTCGCGCTTTAGCTCCTCAGCGCGGTCTACTTTCTTGTCCCACTCAGCCTCAAATGATTCGATCTGGTCAACAGTGATCAGGCGTACACCATCCTCCCAAGGCATGGTCACAGGGTTGAGTACTGAGTTGCGAAGCTGCCCAGCGATACGGTTGAGCGCCTTGATGGCAGGTGCATCGAGCAGTTTCTTGGTCACGGTGATGACCTTGGGGTTGGCGTTCTTAGTCGCGGCAACCTCAGCAGATATGCTGGTGTCTTTGCGGCTGTTTGAGAATTTCTTGATCGTCGCAGCAATAAGCATTGCGTTGTTCTGGATCTTATCCATAACTATTTACTCCAAAATAAATAAAGGGGGCCGAAGCCCCGTGGGGTTTAGTGGGTTGCTTTGTGGGCAACATACTCAGGTGAAGCCTTGAGGTCTGGGTCACGGCGCGTTGCCAGTATCCAGAACACTTCCAGCAGTTCGTTGTTGATGCGGGACACAACGGTCACGCCATTGCCAAGATTGTCAGCGGTCACCCGCGCAGCCAGCGCAGCGGTCACTGCGTACTGAGTGGTGATCTCATTGGGCAGTGGCACGTTGTGCGGGTCAGACAAAAACATGCCAATGTCAGGCAGGTTACGCATCGTGCGGAGGAACGCGACAAACTCGCCAGCAGCACCAGCGCCGATAGCACCTTCGATAGCGATGTGCTCCAGATCAGCCGCCATGCCATCGTCAAGGATGTCGCTGACAGACTCCCATGTTCGCGGCGTAGCGATAGCAACCTTGTCTTTGGCGGTGCCGCCATTGGGGAACTCATGAATGAGTCCAGCCTGATCACCGGCAGCCTCACCGCGAAACTTCAGGAACGCGATCACCTCTGGGCGAACACCAATGTCTTGAAAGTAATCGGTGGTCTCAGCAGCGGATGGCATAACATCCAAGTGATACTTGAAACGGGTGCTTACAGCAGCATCCATACGCCCAGACACACCAGCGCCGTCATTGGGACGGTTGGATGCGGCAATGACAAACCAGCCAGCAGGCAAGATGTAGTCGCCCAAGCGGAACTCATTAAGCAACTGGTATCCAGCATTTTTGACCGACTGGCATGCAAGCTGTATCTCATCCAAGAACAGAATGCCGAACTCGCCGTCACGCGCCACATTGGGCAGCCATGATGGCGTAGACCATTCGGTAGTCTTTGATGGCCCAGCCGACAGTAGCTGATAGGCAGCGCGTTTCACTTCGTCACTCATGCCAGCCATTTCGTCATTACCCACCGCATCGAGCGCATCGCGCTGGTCACGGATGTAGGGAATGCCGCGAGTATCGACTGCGTCGAACTGTGACAGGCGAACATCTAGCAAGCCGACAGGCTTATCAAAGTGGGCGCTAATCTTGGTGATCAATTGTTTGACGATGGATGATTTGCCAACGCCGTAGGTACCCCAGAGATACACGGGCTTGTGGCGCTTGCCGCCAGATAGTTGACTGATGGCGTGTGCCAGCAGCATTTCTGAGGCCTGCGAAGGGCTGACCTTTGATGCGTTAATGGACATAGGTGTCACTCCAAGTTGTTGTATTGGTTTTCCAAGACCGCGCCTCCTACACGGTTTCGGCTGGTTACCACCCAGCACTCATCAGTTGGAATGTGAGCGTCGATTAATACCCTCGCATGTCGATTGTTATGAAAGCCTCGCGTCCACGGTCAGTCGCGTCAGACAATCTTTGCCAAGCAAAGCTCTGAGCGTCATCAGCACTGCGTGAGTGGGCGATGATCACTGGTCTGCGACCACCAATTTGTTGGGTCACTTGGAACCCGCTGCCGACAGGCATTCTCGAAACAGTAAAGGTTGTTGTCATTACAAACTCCCGATTGATGCAGTGCCCTGCGATTGCAAAGCCCTGCGGATTGATGAAATGAATGCACGCTTTTGCATGATCATTCGGTTGAGGAACAGGCGTCGGCGGTTGAACCGCAGCACGGCCTGACGTTCTGAAGTAGTCATCACACTTTCTCCAATTGATCGAATCAACAATAAGCACTCGGTGAGTGGTCATTGGTGAGCCGAAGCTCTAAGCAGTGGTCAAGGTGGATGCCCTGACTGATAGCCCGTCTGCTTGTGGCAATTGTTTGCCTACGGGGAACTGTGTATCGCTGTACGGCTTTCGCGTGCGCCTGACCTTGGGGCCAAGTGGCAGGGCTGCCCGTGCGGGACGACCTTCACCATGAAACGGATTTTACACACATATGAAAACAGTACGCAATACCCAGTAAGCAATAAATATTAAAGCTTGCAGATACAACGAGTGGTGCGGGGATTTATTACTAGCCAAGCAAGCATTCACCAGCCACACGGTAAGCAGGGGGATGAATTCGGGATAAGAGGAACGCGCACGCGAATAGCAGGTAACAGTGTGCAATACAAGTATTGACAAGCAAATAAGCAGTAAATAGTTGGTATGCAGTAGAAAGTGCTTTGTAATCAACAAGTTACATACGAATTTCCGTCTAAGCGTAGTTCAGGGGGTAGGCAATGCGATGGTATGGGTTGAGGCAAAAGGCGCTTAGAACGCAATTCTGGGCCTCCTATCGGCAAGTTCGATATGTCAAGCTTTTTGTGTGTATAGATTACTGGGTACTGGTGATGGACGGTCAGCATGGCGGCAGTATGATCGGCACCAATACAGGCATTGGAACAGGCAAGCATGGGCAGACCCAAGTCAGGACTCACCAGTAAGCAGCGGCACTTTGCGTTGGCATTGGGCAGTGGTGCAGGCATGAGCTTAAGTGATGCTTACAGGGAGGCGTACCAGTGCGAGAACATGAGCGCGGCAGCCATTAGGACAGAAGCCAGCAGACTCGCCGCCAACCCTGCCATTACCCTATTGCTGGATCAGTTAAGGGCGAAGAATGAACGTGCAGTATCGGCCTCGCTGGTCAGCGACAGGGAGAAAGTTCTAGAGCGTCTGCGCAAGTGGATGGATGATGCCGAGCCTACCGATACCAATAAGCTCAAGGCAGCGCAGCTACTGGGCCAGACTGTGGGCATGTTCAAGGATGTAGTCGAGACAAACAGTGGCGACAGGGATAGCACCAGTGTCGCGGCAGAGATAGAGCGCCGGTTGGCAGCACTGCAAGCCAAGGCCGATGATGAGGCCAAGCCTGACAGTTTGCATTAGCGTAGCCAGTACACCATAGCCCAACGGTTTGTGTACGCAGTACAGCATATGCTAACGGTTAGCACACCCCCGCCTCTCAGCAAATCTGTCTATCATCCTGCGACCACCCCACCCCCCCCTATGCCTATACACACCCACCGTCTATATACATAGTGAAACACTCAAACAATTACCCAAAAAATATATATTCCGTAAACAGTAAGTAGTACTCACCCTTTTTTTGCAGGGAAAAGGGGTAGGAATCCTAGCCCCCGAAAAATTTTGCAAAATTTTCACACAAAGTGTTTGCCTCATTCTTGTCAAGTGTGTAACTTCTGTATAATCAGTTATTCCTCTCTCTAGGAATATGCCGAGTAAGGAAGATTCCTACTAGGAAGGTGCCCCCCACGGCAGATACATGATTATTTTAGGTATATACATGAGAGGGGAATATTCCTAGACGGGAATATTCCTAGAGGGTTTTATGCCGATTCTTGACAGAGTAGACCCAGATCTTCTCAAGAAGATCCCTAATTTACCTGAGCATGAGCAGCGCGAGATGCTGGCTCTTATTGAAGAGTTAGAGGCCGCTGAAGCTAAGGAATTGGCCCGTGACGGGTTCATGCCGTTTATCAAACATGTATGGCCTGCGTTTATTGAGGGCAGGCATCACAAGATCATGGGGGATGCTTTTGAGCGTGTTGCCCGTGGCGAGTTGAAGCGTCTGATAATCAATATGCCACCACGGCACACTAAGTCAGAGTTTGCTTCGTACTTACTCCCCGCTTGGTTTCTAGGTAACTTTCCTGAGAAGAAGATCATTCAGACTGCCCACACCGCAGAGTTGTCGGTTGGTTTTGGTCGCAAGGTTCGTAACCTAGTAGACAGTGAAGACTACAAGCAGGTTTTCCCTGCGTTGGGTTTACGGGCAGATTCCAAGGCCGCAGGCCGGTGGAGTACCACACAAGGCGGCGAATACTTCGCTATTGGTGTTGGCGGTGCTGTGACTGGTAAGGGTGCGGATCTGTTGATTATCGATGACCCGCATTCTGAGCAAGAAGGGCAGAGTGCCGATCCCGGTGTGTTTGATAAAGTTTACGAGTGGTATACCTCCGGGCCTAGACAGCGTTTACAGCCGGGAGGCGCGATCATCGTTGTTATGACCCGATGGCACAAACGTGACTTGACAGGGCAGATTATCAAGTCCTCAGTGCAACGGGCTGGTACGGATGAATGGGAGGTGATTGAGTTCCCGGCGATCATGCCGTCAGGTAAGTCGCTATGGCCTCAGTTCTGGCCTTTAGAAGAGCTTGAGTCGCTACGCAACGAATTACCCGCTCCCAAGTGGAATGCCCAGTATCAGCAGAATCCAACCTCAGAAGAGGGCGCTCTGGTGAAAAGGGAATGGTGGCGCGAATGGGACAGTGATGTGCCGCCTGAATGCGAGTTTATTATCCAGTCTTGGGATACGGCATTCCTCAAGACTCAACGATCAGATTTCTCTGCCTGTACGACATGGGGTGTGTTTTACCACCCAGACGATGTAGGCACGATGCAGGCGAACATAATCCTGCTTGATGCTCACAAAGAGCGACTAGAGTTCCCTGAGCTTAAAAAGAAAGCCTATGAGTTTTACGGTTACTGGGAGCCAGATGCCTGCATTGTAGAAGCCAAGGCAGCGGGTACGCCGCTGATCTTTGAGCTACGAGCGATGGGCATACCTGTTGCGGAATACACCCCGTCTAGGGGCAACGATAAGATCAGCCGTGTAAACGCAGTATCTGACTTGTTTGCCTCTGGCAATGTATGGCGGCCTAACACACGGTTTGCCGAAGAGGTTGTAGAAGAGTTTGCTGCTTTTCCTGCTGGTGAGCATGATGACCTTGTAGACTCCTCTACACAGGCATTGCTACGGTTTAGGCAGGGCGGGTTCTTACGACTACTCAGTGATGAAGAGGACGAACCTTTTTATCCAAGGAAAGCGAGTTATTACTAATGACCAGTAAGAAAAAAAAGATTGCTCCGCTGGAGCCTTTAATAACAAAGAAGAAAGACATTGCTCCGCTAGAACCTCCAGTAACAAAGAAAAAAAATATTGCTCCGCTAGACCCTCCAAAAAATCAAGAAGTTAAAGACATGAAGAAGGGCGGCAGGGTCAGAATGGATGGGACGGCAAAGCCTAGATAGATGCCATATCTTCAAAGCAACATCCCGTACTTTAAGTGCTGGGTGAGAAAGGAATACACGCATAACCACACTAAGTATCACGGTGAATTTGTTCATGCGATGGCAATTGCTGTCACGACAATGCCAAAGCGATGCCTGAGTTTTCAGTTGATATTTACTGGTGCAGAGACATACGACACCGACGAACCCAATGTTCATGGCGGGGCGATGTGGGCAAGAATGCCAATCACCGCACTGGTAGGCGACACGCCTTTTGAGGAATGGCCTGAGCCGATGCCTGTATATGCAGCGCAACCTTGGGATTGCTCATCACGGGATCATTCGGTATATGTGTTGGAGAGGGCATCACCCTGTCCGTGGCTGGCAAAGGTGGACGGAGAGTTCTACCCTGCTAAGTACATGTTTACTGTAGACTACACAGACAACGAAATTGCAGATGACCCCGCACAACACAAGCAGAGTCATGTGATGGAGCTACTAGAGGCAGGCCCGTATACAGGGAACATAGTAGCGTTACCGAATAATCGAGTTAGGGTGACTCACCCAGCTTGGTTTGAGACAGGAGAGGGCGCACCAGATTTTCGCCCGTCTCAACATATTCATTACAGCAAGTCTGATCTTGACTACACGCTGGATGTGAACAGGGTTTTTGACAATTTATATGCGGAGGATTCCGATGAAGAAGTCTAAAGGGATGATGGCTGGCGGCAAGATGAAGTCCAAAGGCTATGCCGGTGGCGGAAAAATGAAGTCTAAGGGCTACAAGTCTGGCGGCAAGATGCCGATGGCAGAGAAAGACGGCGAAATGGTTCCTGCGTTTCTTGCCCAAAGTGGCGGCAAGATGCCGAACAACATGCCAAACAAGATGCGTATGAGTTCAAAGATGTACGCAGCAGGGGGTGTCACCAAGATCCAGAAGATGGAAGGCGGCGGTGTTGCCAGAGGCTCTGGTGCTGCTCGTTCTCAAAAGTTTGGGAAGAATGGATAGATGGCTATTGACCGCCCGTTGGCAACCCCCACTCCTGTTATGGCAGGAATGGAGGAAGAAGCTTTAGAAATAGAGATTGTAGATCCAGAATCCGTCTCTATTGCAGCGGGTGGTGAAACAATCTTTGAGTTTGATGAGGACGATTTGCAGAGCGCAGGCGTTCCGCATGACTCCAATCTAGCCGAACTGAT